AGCGAACCTGATCAATGCCAACTTCGGTTTCGTAACGAGAAAGAGAAGCAGTAAACTGCTTCGCCTCTTCTGCAACGACGTTGTTGACATTGAGCATCATGTGACGGAACTGCTGCTCCTGCAAGTGCGGGAACATGTGATGGATTGCAGTTCCAACTCCGCTAAGAGCAATGTCCTTAGTGAAGTCAATACCCGCAATCTCACGCAGTCGATCATCAGAAGACTCGACCATTTTCTGACCGGAGGTTTTAAGGTCCTCGACGTGGTTAGCGTTCAGGTTAGCAGTGCGCTCGCGGATAGCAATTTCCGTACCGGGGTTGCTACGAGTTGCAAGTCTAACCTGATCGCCTACGCTATTAGCAGCACCGACAGGGGCCACCATGTTGGAATCCTTAACGAATCCAGCAATCCCCTTAGTCGAGTTCTCCACAAGACTAAAGATTTCGTCCTGAGTGTGAATAGTCGCAAGATCGTCAATAAACTTCTGGATAGCCTTATCAGAAGTCTCCCTGACAAACTGCCCAGACTGAATATCGGCACGGCGCGAGTTAATCGCAACCGTGTCCTTGATCTTACGGATAAACTCCTCAGTGATAATCTTGTCTACGTTGCTCTCGAAAGTTTTTTTGGTGACTCCAGCCTCGCGGTAAACCTGCTCAGCATCGAAGTTAGCACCGAACTTCCCCGCCTTCTCCTGTCGCTTCGCAGTGTTAGCCTTAGCGCGGGCACCTACGTAACGAGCGTTACCCTCGAAACTCAACTTCTCCGCGTTGCCAGACAGGTCCAACTTTGCGATATCACGAACATCGTCAAGTTTGAAGTAGTACGCCGACTCAGCAATGTGCAGCCACTCCGAAGGCGTAATCTCCGCAGCCTTATTGAAGAAGAACTTCTCTGCCTGCTCCCTTGGAAGCGATGAAAGAACATCGTGCAGAGAAAGCGGAAGTCCCTTGCCGCCAGCCGTAATTGACGGGTGAACTCCGTAAGCACGAAGAATACGAGCGTAAGCATCCAGAACTGGCATTGCCTGATCGTAAACAAGTGCGGCCCGCTCGGCTCCCTTAACGTCAGCAGGAAGATCTTTTTTGATCTGACCGATTAGGCCCTTCCACAGAGAATACTGCTTGTGCTCGTTAAACTCTCGGAATGTGTTGTAAACATCGTTGTTGGTGTTGGTACGCATCCGAGGAGTAACGCCCGGCAGAGGCTTACGGTTGTGCAGGAACGTATCACTCAGGGCAGACTTAATAGTACCCATGAGAAGTTCAGCGTTTTTAGGCGCAATCTTCCCGAGAGTTTCGACCGGAACAATATCCGAAACAGCCTCTACGAACTGACGCATGGGAGAACTATCGAACGTCTCGCGCTTAATTGCAAAGTTCTGATCAAAGAACCTGCGAGGAGTCTTAGGTGCCGGAATCGGGTTAGCGTCAGCCCAACGAACTGCTTCTGCTCGACTACGCGGAATTGCGTTATCGTACGCCTCAGTCTGAGTTGCACTGATCTTGTCAGACAACTTAGACTTAGTCTTAGAGATTCGATTGTCGATAGACTCAATACGCTTACGAGCCTCACCAGCAGTATTGGCCCCAAACTTGGACCAAACTTCCTTAGCCGTTTCCTTGGGAATACGTCCGTCAGCGACAGCAGCGTTAAACTCGTCGATAACGTCAAGATCGAGAGAAGCCTCTCGCTCCATGATGTTGTCGACTAGTTTGTTGAACTGCTTCTCGCTACCCCGGTAAAGAGCCTCGTTGAGTTTCTTAGTCTCGTCCTTCGTCAGTTTATCCTTATGCTTGTTAATCCACTCACGACGAGACTGCGCATCCGGCCTTACTGACTGCCACTCCGGTACGTAATTGTCTGCTGCCTTAACAGCGGCTTCATATGCATCACGCTGGGCCGTCTGAGCGGCCACTGCTTTTTCGTACGCCTGTAGTTGCCGCTTGCTGGGCTCTTGGACAATATCCGCTCCCTTACTTCCCTTAGCCCGCTCTGCATAAGTTGCAGAACGAGAAGTGATGTATTTGTTGAGGTCGGTAATATCTTCGCCGACAGGCAAGCCAATTCCCTGTAGGAAAGGCTTTTCCTGTCCCTGCTTTAGAGCAGAAGCATACTGCCCATAGGTAAGCGACTGTCCGCCGGGAAGTTCCAGAGAAGAAGGAGTGGTGTTAATGCTCTCGTCCAGCGTGCTGAAATCGAACGTCTCGTCCGCGTGAGTTTTGAGGTCTTGGAAACCCTCACCGACTTTCTCACCAGCGTAGTAAACAGAGTCTCCGTGAGTGGCATAGCCTTCGTTCTTGGCACTGACTTTCTTAGCCTGAGCAGCAGTTTTTGCCTCCGGTGCAGTTTCCCACAGGAAGCGAATTGTTGCGTCACGGTTAGCCTGAGTCTCTAGCGGAACGCCGGGGATATCCTCACCCTTGATTGTCTTACCGACAGGGCGCTTAATCTCCGGGAAGTCCATCGGCTCTGGACGGTGAACTGCATCCGTGATGAGTTTATCCTCCCACGGAGAATCCATTTCACCCTTTTTGTAGAGCCGCCCGCGAGTCTCACGAAGATTCTTGGCAATGTCTGCTCGGAGCAAAGTGAGCATGGCAAGATCGTTCTCCGGGGTCCCGGTGGAGAACTTAAGATTCTTGGCAACTTTCTCAACACCCTGCTGTGCAACAGGAGAGTCCAGTGCTCCGACGATGTTCTTTTTAAGGGTAGGTTCGTCGAGAAGCCGAGTAATTAGGTCCTTGCCAGAAAGACCAGCCGTGTCATTAACTGACATGACTGGCATGTTGGGGATGAACGTCTTGTTTACACCGATATCCGAGGCAGAGGTATTAAGTTTCTGATCCCCGAGAATCCTGTCGATAAGCGGATTACCGTTAAGACGTTCTCCAAGGGAACTGTTCTTAATGCGGCTAGTGTCAATTGCAACGTCAGAAGCCTTCTCAGCAGCGGCATCGAGCATTGTTGCGGAACTACGGGACGCTGCTGCGTCTTTGACAGCGTCGCCTACTTTACCGAGTCCAAGAGCCTTTGCGCCCTTACCTATTGCAGACCCGGTAACAAAAGAAAGAGGGTCGGTAGCGATAGCCGCAACAAGATCAAGAACAAACCTACTGCCAGTTTTGCCAGCCGCCTCGTTATCCTCATGAGGCGCAAGAATAGACGCAGGCTTAAAGAATTCCTTTTTCTTCCCTGTAAGACCCTCCCACGCAGACTCCCACGGATTCTCGTCAGCCGCTTTCGGATCGTTAACCGAATTTTCCAGCAGAGTATTAAGGAATCCACCAGTGGTGTAGCCGGGACGTGAAATAACATCGAGTGCTCGACCGCCCCAATCTAGAAGGTGCTCGCCAAGTCCGTTAGGGTTCTTTTTAAATCCCGAAGTGTCAACAGTCGGGGCAACCATTGCGATACTATTCGGAGTGCGAGCACTAAGGACGGACCTAGTGCTCGCACTCGCGAGGTTGTTCTGAAATTCTTTATACCATGAAGAAGCCATTGGGTGCCTTACTGCTTCTGTCCGAGAATCCTATTGAAGTAGTCGTAAGCAAGAGCCTTGTTGCCGGGCTGAGCCAGCCAACCGGGATTGTTTTCCTCAAGAAGATTCATGAGCACTGACATGTTCTGAGCACCGGGATCACCCAGCGCAGTTTTGTAGACAATCTCTGCGTCGTTGGCAGCCTCGGTCGGATCAGTATTATACTGGCCAGACCTGTCAAGAAGTGCATCGTACGGATTCATCTTGGAAGGATCGGCAGAAGGTCCGCTCTGATCCGCAAGGAATTTCTGGAGGTCAAGATCAAGACGCCCCTGCTGAATTTCCCGGTTAGCAGTTCTATCCTGCTGTCCAAGAAGATCACCAAAGGACTTAGCAATCTGCTCCTGAATTCCAGAGTTACCCTTCTGGATAAGTCCCTCAATGTTCATACCGTAGTTATTGAGAGCCTGACCCTTAGCACCTTCCAAACCAAGACGCTGAGCGCCGTACTGGTTCATAAGTTGCTCATACTGGCCCATAAGTTCCTGACCAGCATTAAGTCCTGCCTGCTGTGCTACTCCATGACTAGCAGTATCAGCAGCGTAAGTATTTGCACCCAACTGAGTATTCAGTGCAGCAGAAGCACCCTGCGCTTTTGAAAGATCGCCCAACTGCTCTCCAAGAACAGCCTGCTTCTCTTGCAATACGGCAGGAGCCGCTTCCTGCTGCCCGAGAAGAGCAAGTTGCGCGCCCATCTCTTTGGTGGCATCGTTCATGTTATTTGTAACATTAGTCTGCGCACCGGAGTAGGTGTCATTAATGGTCTTCGTTGCACCAGCATAAGCCTGAGCGTTTGCATCGCGTCCCGACAGAACATCATCAGCATAGGCTTTGTAAAGTCCAGCCATGTCTGCTGAATTCTGCTTGTAACGATTCGTAGTGCCAGACTCCATTTGCGACAGGGCTGCAAACTGAGGATCAAACTCACGGTTAGTCATAGTTTCAGCAGATGGGCCACCGTACTGGTAACTTCCATACTGCTTCCGAAGCATTTCCATAAGAGCCTCGGGAGACTGAGCATCGGCCTCGGACTGATTCGCCTGATCCGCAACAAGTTTTCCAATGCCGAAAACACTATCGACCATGTCGCCGAGCATACCCTGAGTCCCGGCCTTACTTTCAGCAAGACTAGGGCCGTTATACTCCGGGGTCGGTGCACTTGCAGAAATCTGATTGCGCCAGTCAGGCATTACACCTTTGACATTTTCAACACGCTTGACCGGATCAAACTCAAGAGCAGGATCAAAAGGGCTGCTAGGCTTACTCTGAATTCCATGAAGACCAGTAGGCTGAGCCTCCTGCTGCGTAATCATTTCTTCGATAGCCTGAGCCATAAGCGCCTCAGAAGGCTGGCCGCCAGCAGCACGAATATCCGCAACCTGAGCCTGAGCAGACTGAATTGCTTTGGGAGCATTTGGATTAGCGACAGGGGTTCGATTTCCTGTGCGATCCCAATAGTTAGCCATTTAGAGTCCCAACTGTGCTTTACGTCGCGCTGCCGCTGCATCCTGTGCTCGCTGAAGTTCCAACTGCTGCTGCGTAGTAAAGTTAGTCTTGTCGGTAGTCAGATCGTCAAGATAACCAGTACGGGCACGCTCTGCATCTGCCTGCTTAGTAGCGTAACTATTCTGGAAATCATTAAGAGCATCTGCGTAAAGACCAGAAGTTAGCATTCCGCGAGCAGCATAGTCATCGTTGAGAGCAGTCTGGGCAAGACCCTTTTCCGTCTCCAACTTCTTACCGGCAGCATCGTACTCAGTGTTATACTTGGCACGCTCTGCTGCATCCTGTGCTGCATAATCCTTAGCGGCTTTGTCATACGCATTTTTCTGCGTAAGATATGCCGTGTCGGTAGCAAGCCACTGGTCAAGAGTCATAGGCGGCTTCGCAGGAGCCGGAACACTTGGCGCTACAGTTCCCCTAGAAGTAGAACCGACAGCCGGGCGAGAAACCTGTGGACGGGTAACTGTCGGCTGTCGAGAAGCAGTCCTACTTACGTTATTGCGAGGAGCAGAAACTCGCGTTCCACCGCCACCTCCACCGCCCCCATTAGAAGGTCGGCGGCGAGGAGTATTACGTCGCGGAGCAGGAGCAGCCGCTTTCTTAGCAACCTTTTTGACGGTATTACCAATAGCGCCAATTGCCTGCCCAAACCCCGGAGCGAAACCGTTTCCGCCTCCGTCAGCAAATCCTGCCATTACCTCTGTCCTCTCAGCCATTCAGGAGTCATATAACGACCCTGCTGTCCACGTTTCATTCTTGCAAGAAGTGCGTTTCGACGCATCTTTCCGCGAGCGTCGCGATCTAGATATCCCTGTTTGTTATCAACAGGTCCAACATTAGGAGCCGAACGTCCACCGCCATAAACCTTCTTACCTGTACCGTAAGGGTTATACGACTGACCTGCTCCCTGCAAGTATGAGAGAAAGTTCTGATCTGCCATTACGAAACCTTCTTGCTGACAAGTTCTTTATTGTCGACAAACGACGTAAGCGAAAAAATCCGCAGAGGTCCCGTAACAGTTGAACCATCTGACTGTGTTACAAGTGTAAACTGCAACTGCCTAAACCGCAACCCCTTTAGAAGTTTAATAAACGTTCTAAAGTTGCTGGGATTACTTCCGCCTGCCGAATCTGAAACGTCAATACTGATATCCAGCGGACGTCCCCACGTCAGATACTCCGAGAAGGGGTGAAGTGCAAGTTGACCCCATGTAATCGGAATATTGAAAGCAATTGGCGAAACTCGATACTGAATTTCACTCTTAGAGAAAATGTCCGCGCCCCACCAATATAGCCGTTTGAATCCGTACGGAACACCGTAGTCGTAAGCCTTGGAAATCAGTCGGATAGTAAACGTTTCGCTGCGTGCAACAGAGTTAACAGCGTCTACAAAAATGTACCAGTTAGTAGTACCCCCGACGTGATTAGCCGCAAAATACCTAGCAGTTCCAGCAGCAGGGTCAATATTAGGATCGCGAATAAAATCCGTCGGGAACATCGAGGTACCGTCGCCGAAAATCCACGTTGTCCATGCGCCAGTCTTAGTGCCAAGACAATAATAGTAGTCGTAGTAACGAGCCACAATACGATTACCAACAGCCGCCAAAGAAGTTCCATCGGCTTGTCCCGAAATAGCAGTGTTTCGGTACTGGAAGGGAAGTTTGATGTTGGCGTGCTCCCACTGCCAGTTAGAGATACGATAAACTTTATCTTCGTGCATGACAAAGAGACTGTTCTCGTATTCTACGGTGCAGAAGTTGTTATTGGCACCGATTGTCTGCGAGACAGCCTGAACTTGACCTTTAGTGGGCTGAGACTCATACGCATAGATATATGTCGAGTCAGTTTTGAAGATGATAATGCTGCTGTCGAAAACGTACAGGCACATAATGTCCTGACCGTCGCCAGCGTTAACGTCAAAGGTATCAGTAGAAGTCCACGTACCGGGGTTAGCCGGGTTAGAGAACTTTACGCGGTTAACAGAAGTTGTGTCGCTATTAACAGAGGCAGCAATGAACATGCGTTCTTTGTAGATGCACGCTGAATATCCGCGAGGCATAGTCGGAACTGCTGTCCATCCCGCAACCGGGTCCCAACTTCCACCACCCTGCGTAGTACCTGACGGCATTTGAACAAGCCACAGTTTGTTGTTATACTGAACACAATCGGTAAAAACCCCTGCTTGAATCGTACTCCACGTTTTATCTGACGTGTTCAGCGCACGAACACTGTTAGCAAAAGCGTAGATTGCATAAAAAATTCCGGTGACAGAAGTATACTGTCCGATGATATGAGAAGTACCCGATAGCGGAGCCGTTCCATACTGATTAATTCCGGGCCTACCGACAAGGCTGCCGTCTAGGTCCACGTCCATATTCAGAATTTCAACGGCTTCGTTATCGGCAATAGCAGATACACCGCTGTAGGTATTCATTCCACCCACAAACGGACCGATTTTTACCGGGTCGCCTGCCATTTAGTAGTCCTCCAGCCGAACAGTGATGCAAGGGTAAAAATCGACAGAGCCCTTGTTTTCGTCCTGTGCCATAGAAACGAGTTTGCTATCCATGTAATTGAGTTTCTCCGAAGAAGCCGAGAAATTCTCGTCCAATTCGTAAGCCTGAGCCATGACGTAATCAACGATCCGCTGAAAATACTTATCAGGTAGGCTGAGTGTGTCTGCGACTCCTGTAACAATCACAGGAGTGCCGACGAAGTAAACTTCCATCGTGTACGTCTTATCCGGCACAGGGAAAAGGATAAGAGAACCGCCCCACTCAGACCAATGCGTAGGGCGCCCTGTCTGAGTATGGTTGGGGTCTTCGTCGTTTATAAAAGTTTCGTAGTCGTTGAAGTTGAGGTACCGGAGTTTGGAGCCGTCAACGTGGATGCTGTTGATCGACTCCAAACTCATACTCTGCCCGAGCGGGTACTGATAAGTTCCCGCGCTGACAACGGTATCTGCTTTAGCCTTGAGGATATTATTGTTAGTTGCAATTTCCGCCTGCGCGGAATTAACCCACCTAATAATGTCCTCGTCAGTAATCTGGACGCCCGACTCGTCGCCAAATTGCCGCTTGACATAAGAAGCAACGTCACTAACTTTCTTGACAGGTGGCGTCCATGACATTTTAGGTATACTTCTTTCCGTTGTGCCTGTAGGTATGCTTCGGCGATTTCAGAATAGAGTGTGCGAGGTCTTCGCGCTCCTCCTGCTTATCAAGTGCCGCTCGCATAAGAATCGCTTCGCGCGCTCGCTCGTCATCTTCCAGATCAGTAAGAACATTACGGTTCTTTCGATCATGCTTAAAGACGTGTGCGATGAGGGTTTCGTTAACGTCTTTGGCCGCGAAGTGACCGACGATATACGTTCCAAATCTCGGCGAATTATGGACAACACGAAAAGGCTTCGCATCGAATGCACCGCGATCCTGCTCTGGAATATACTGAAGTTCAAGTTCAGCGTTGTATTCCTTAAGCATTCGCGCAACGCGCTCCTGCGTTTCTGACATGTCGCCGCCACGCTCAAGAAGAACGGCTCCCCTGAGATTGACGCCCATTACTTTGGAGTCACAGTCACATCAAGGGAAGACTTAAGAGCATTCTCAAAAGCCTCCTGAGCAGCAGCCTTAAAGGCTTCAACATCTGTGTCTCCAGCAATTGCAGCCTCGATTGCTGCAACACGAGGAATAAGACTCTTCACAAGAGTCTCTGTACGAACTGCAATAGCAGACTGAGCGCCAAGGTTATTTCCGGCAGAAGAACCGGGATAGCCGGGCTTCCCCTCCCAAGGAATGTCAGCCCAGACTGCGTCTTTAATGTCGTTGATAAGAGCCTTACGCTCAGCAGGAGTCATGTCGAATTCGTCCTTTTCTACAGGAGTTGGTGTAACTGGTGTCGTTGTTCCCTTGATAAAACGAGCGAGTTTGGTACTATCAATAGCGCCGGGGTCCCAATGCGAAGAAGGCTTGGGAACGTGCTGGTGACCAAGAATTCCGTTGAAAGAATCGTACTGAGCACTAGTCATATGCACGTTAGGTGCTTCCGACAGGCCCACGAAATTGGCAAACTTAAGTTCCGGACCTCCCCACTCACTACGAACGTAGTTAATGAAAGCCGCAAGGTCCTCATAAGCGGAATCTGGCAGACTAGCCGCATCTTTAGCGTACCAAATAAGTTCAATCTGGATAACGTTGTCTCGATTCTCACGAACCGGAGTTGAAGCGGGGTCGCCGAGAGCGCGAGCAGACGTATTCAGATAGTTGTGCTGTCGCCACTTACGCTGCTTAACATGGTATGTCAGAGTAGGTGCCAGAGCGCCAGACTGATAACCGGGCCAACCAGTAGTCTCGGTGCTGTGCAGAAGAATTTTCTCAATACGCGAGAAACGTCCTCTGATAAAATCATTCTCCCACCACTGCGTCGTTTTATCCGCAGGAGGATAAATCGTTGAGTTTGTCATAATCCCTACTTAGGAATAGCGATGCTCGGAGAGATACCTGCGGCACCTTGCCAAGAGTAGTTGTAATTAGAGTCAGCGGCATTTGCTCCGCTGAAATAAGGAAGCGACTGACTAGTCTTCTCAACCATATGGTCGCTTATGTTAACAATACTACCAGCACCTAGGGCACCTGCCCCAGCGGTCGAGTAAACAATCATTGCCAGAGCCAAGAAGTTCGCGCCTACGTCAGCGTTAAGTGTAGCCGTAGCAGCAACTCTAAAAGGTAGACCATCAGCAGGAGCGGGGTCTATAGGAGCAAGACCCGTACCGCCGTTACCGAGAAAGTAAACATTGCCTGACATGGAATGCACATTTACTCTAAAAAAACTTCCTACGGGGAGAGTAATTTTTGCAGAACAGGTAACGATATCTCCAGCGCTGAAAGAGTCAGTAGAGTTTCCACCGAAAATGTAGAACGTACCGCCCCCTGTAGCAGTATATTGCGCTGCTTTTCGTGCAGCGTCCCACGGAGAGGCAATAATAGCAGGAACAACCGCACCAGACCATCCAGCGGCAGAACCCGTAAAGAATTCTGGATTACTGGAAGAGTTACGCCTAGCCAAAGTAGTGTTAGCGTACTTATTAGTGTAAAGCCTTGGCTTTTCATTGGCTAGATTATACAGGTCCCTAAGAGTTTTTCCTGCAGGATTAATTCCTAGCGTATTCACAAGGCGCCGATACTCTCTATCTACAAGAGTACCGGGACCCTGCAAAGAAGCGCTAAGAGTATCCGTCTGAGTGGGCATATGATTATCGTACCCTAGAGACGAGTACGATCACAAGTAGGATAATCCCAAGAATCGCGCAAATACCGACAGCAGTTCCAGCCCAACGAGGCATTTTAACTCCTAAGTTAGCTTGCTTGATTTCCAAAAAGAGAATCAAAGAGAGCGCGTCCCCCACCATCACGAATTCCCACTACACCTGTAGTATTGGGATGCAGACCGTCAGAGGTATAGTTTGCTTTCCACCTACCACTGTTTCTAGAACTTTCTGCAAGATCTGCGATTTCTAGAATTCCAGTAAGAGGATGCCCGAACTCTCCTGCTCTAGTTCCTGTAAGACCAGGTAGCACAGGAACTTTGGTACTCACGTTAATAGGTGCGCCGTCACGAAGCCAAGTGTTGTAATCAATTCTATTTGTTTCAGACGTTCCAAAAGGAGTTTGATTAGCAACAGTAGCCCAAGCGTCGGTGCTCGAAGTGTACGGTGTGATTGTATGGGCCCACGTTTTAGCATAACGACCAAGAGTAAGCCAATAGTTCACCGCCTGCTGCTTTAGCACTGTGATATTGAGGTCCATATCATTACGTCCGTGCAAAGCAAGAATATGCGTAACGTGAACTCTAGCCAAAAAACTTAGACGACGATATCTAGTTGCTCCGTTGTTGTCTACCCATTTGCTCATTTGTTCCGAAGGGTATGCAACTTTTTGAAAAGAATATCTTGCATCAAGAGACGCTTCTGGCCAACCGCGCTGATTGTCACCAGTGCCTGCTGAAATAGAGTCTCCGATAATAGCCACCACGGGAGTGTCTGGCGAAACTGGAAGGACAGTGATTGCAGCAGGACAATATACGTACTCGTTGATGGTAGTAGGTCTGGAACCGACTAGAGTAACATCAGTGCCGGGGGCACCAGAAGCAGTATAATTGTGGCCCTCGTTAACTCCCGAAGAAAGAGCATAGGCTCCTCGGGGGAACTTAGCGCCAGACGCAACTGAAACCCAGGTCCACGACCAAATATACGTTCCTCGAACAACGTCAATTCCCACAGGATCACTGACAACGCAGCCTCCTGGTGGAATTACCATGTCCTTAGAGCCATTCAATGTTACAGGAATTCTAGTTCCACCGAGTACCGGCTCAACTGCTGCACGAACTGTAATGCTATCAGTACCGTCGACCTCTGTCGCTCCACCAGCAGAAGTAGGGTAATGGTTTGTAAAGACAAATCTCACAGCAGAACCCGTAACAACTACAAGGTGTCGGGTAACCGCAGTGCCTCCCTGTGTAACTCCATCACTGATGCCATTTCCAGTTTGAAAGGCAGGAGCAGCCCTAGTAGTAGCAGGAATAGGCTGCCTAGCCAAAGCAGTAGCAGCCCTCCCATCAAACGGAATACTAAGTTCTCCTACGACACCATCCATGTCTAGGGCATCCCGAAGATCGGACTCATTTCTGATATCCTTAGCGGTGTTATTTTTTGAAACTATACGATTCCAAAACGTTCTTGTAGCGTCATTGAAGTCTGCCACGTCTAAACCTTTCTAGCATGACAAAAGGGGCCGGGCCATAAAGACCCGGCCCCTTTCGGCAACTCGCCCATCCCAAGGCGAAAATTAGCCCTCAGTGATATCCGAAATCATACCCTGAGAGTTACGACGGTGGCAGCCAATCTCCGAATACTGGTAGAGAGTAGCCTCGTAAGCGTCAAAGCCCGGAACCTGCTTCCACATGCTCCCGTCTCGATCCATGAAGGACCAGTCGTTCTCACGATAAAGAGTAATCTCCTTCTCGTTGAGGAAATACATGCGGTTGAACGGCGTGTCATTGTCAACAACAACAGGAATATCGCCCTCATCGGTAGCAAAGGCAAGACCCTTGAAACCGCCAGCAAACTCCTGCGTGTTGGTGAACTGACGCTGCTGAACAAGCAGGTTGTAGTAAGCGCGTCGAACACCACGACCAGCAAAAATAACCGTGGTGTCACCACCCTGCTGGGCAATGTTGTCAGCCATGAGAATCATAAGACCCTCGGAAAGCGCACGGTTAGTACCGGCGTTAGCATCCAGAACTGACTTCCAAAGCGGCTCAACAGCCGGGTCAATGTTCTGGTAAACCGAAGTCGCAGAAATCATTGAACCAAAGCCGGACCACTCACGATTAACGTTGCCCTTACGGACAAGAACGTCACCAGCGACCGTAGTACCGTCAGCACCATTGTACGTCACAACGTTACCAGTGATCGACGTAATCTGACGGTCGGAAACCTTAACGGTCGGGGTAGCAACGTTAAGAGTCGTTCCGTCAATAATGTCGATCTGCATACCCAACTGAAGGTACTGCGAAGAAGCGACCGTTACAGTGTTAGCACCATCAGCAGTAATAGTTGCGAGAACACCGGAAGCGTTTCCGTAAACCTGACGGTTCTGATCCTTGCGAACGTCGTCCTTAAGACCGTTAACCTCAGCGTCGAGAGCCGAAGTAAAAGCCTGCGGGTTCTTCTGCGCAAGTTCAAAAGTCTGGCCGGAAAGGCGAAGACCACCGTAAAGATACTTAAGCGGAACTCGCGAAGCGGCAAAACCCTGCTGACCGGGAGTAGGCAGGGCTTCCATTTCATTACGAGCACCGATACCGGCGTTACGGCGAGTGTGAATCGGGAAAGTAACATACTTTCCACCGACGTTAGACTCGACGCCCTCGCCAGACTTCTCAATTCGCTTGAGAGCCTTCGTGCTATTCTCAAGTTGATCCCGAAGTTTCGGCTCGTAGATTTCCTTGAGGATAGCACCGACAGTGCTAAGAGTTGCGGGCATTACTAGCCTCCATTGTTGGCATTTCGAAGAATGTTTTCGACCATGCGACGAGTGTCCTGGCCGTTAAGATTTGCCGGATTTACTACAGCGGCTGGCATTCCACCGCCCGGCGGCACAACATTTGGAAGCGAAGACTGCTGCTGCTGTCCCTGCTGTCGCGGAGCAAAGGTGAAAACCTTTTCCGCAGCCTGCGGGACAGAAAGATTCTGAGAAGTGGCAACGCTGACGATCATAGAAATATCATCCTGCGACAGTTCACCGTACTTCTCAGAAACTTTCTTGAAATCACGATCAATTTCAGCGTCGATCTGAGCCCTAGCCTGCTGCTCCATCTGCGCCTGCTGAAACTGCGCAATTGCTCCAAGTTGTGCCTGAGTCTGCTGGAAAGCGGGATCACGCTCTAGCGCGTAAGTTCCCTCTTCCTGCTCGTCAAATTCCTCTTCCTCCGTGCCCTGAACTGAGTTAACTCCCCACTCCTCACCATACTGCTCCATCATCTTGTCATAAACAAAACGAGGATTGGTCTGGAGAAGATTAGCAACCTGCAAAGCAGTCTGCACCTGATCCGGTGCAACACCCTGCTCTGTAAACTGCTTCCAAGGAGCGTATTCAGTTTGTACCTTCTGGAAGTTTGAATCCCACTCACGAAGCGTAGGCGCAATCATGGGGACATAACCCTCAGGCAGTTTTTCAACTAGCGGCTGCCAAGCCGGGTTAAAACTTTCACCCCCGCCATTGTCTGCGGGAGTTTCAGAACCGGCTGCGGCTCCTGCTGTGTCAAAACCTGCGTCATTGCTCATGATTACTCCTCTGGCTGTACCCTTAGGCCCTGGCCTGTCGTTGTTTGTATTCTAACTTGCGCCCAATGGAGGGCGCAAGAGCATTAAATTCCGGCAGAATCGGCCGAAGCAAGTCGAAGTGCATACTGCATGTCATTAACAGTCATTGCATCAAGCCTCGCTGCGGTATACGAAGCGGGAGCAAGAGCAGTAAGTCGAGCGCGAAGAGTCGCAACAGTAGAAAGATTTGCGTGTTCTGCCTGCGCCTGAGAACCCTTGTCGCGTCCTGCGCGCTTATCAATATAGTTGGCGGGGGTAATAGAACCAGTCTGAACATTAGCCATTTGGAATCGCTCCTTGCATCTCGGACATTGGCGCACCGGCTTCCATACCGGGCGGGCCAAATTGATTACTACCGACAGGAGCCTCTGGCGGCATTCCTTCTGCAGCAGGGTCAACCGGAGTTCCATCAGGATTCATTCCCGGTGGCGGCATCATTGCCTGCTGGTGAAGATTAACGTGATACTCGAACTGCTGCTGAACTTCCGGTGAAAGAAGTTCGTAAGCCTGAGACTTACGGAAACGGTTGTGAGTCTCAATATGGATAGCGTGGTTGTCCCAAGAGTTAACTGGAACAATATTGGCGGGCATTTGCAGCGGGGCGCCGGTGTTAGGGTCAGTCTCAGCACCGGGAATAGCAACATCGGGAACAGAAGTACCAGTAGTCAATGCAGTAGGCTGAGCCTGAACTTCTGGTGACTGACCGGAAAAAATCTGGTCCTGCATCTGATTAATCTGGTCATTAGTCTGCTGAGCCTGCTGTAGATGTTGCTGAATCTCTTGGATATCGAGCCTACGCATACGAAGATTCTCGCGCTGAGCCTGCTGCTCATCAATCTTAATGTCATCATAAAGTTTATCCATGCCGCCCATTTCCATGAGGGCAAGACCCTTGATAGGATCAATCCAGCCAAACTTCATAATGTCCATAAGAAGTGCCTGCTTGGCAGCCTTAGAAACAGGCAGAGCAGAACCCGCCTCCATACGAATATCTGTGCCCTTTTGAAGTTCCGTTCCCTTAAGGGCGATTGCATCAAAAGAACCATCGACACCCGTAACGCTCACAGTACGCTTAGTGTTCCAGAACTGCACAACATGCGAAAGAGTCTGCTTGGCAATTTTCTCCCAACCATCTTCAATCGACTGGTAGGTAGTCGTCATGAGAGCGTCGTCGCGCTCCTGCATGAAGTTAATTGCCGTTGCAGCAGTCACACCTGAAGTTGTGCCACCGCGAGAAACTGCGTGCTGCGAAGAGATATCCTCCATGTCTGCAAGAAGATTATCAAGTTCCTGCAGAACGTAGTTAGGAATACCCTGCAACTGTAGCGGCTGCGGAGGAGCAAGACCCGGCATGTATTCAATAATCTGCCCCGGCTCAGAAGAAATACGCGAAGCCTGAATAGAACCCTTCGGAGCCAGAAGTTGCGGCTTCGACATTCTGTTCTTGGCTTCGGTCAACTGATTACGGGTACGGTTATACTCACGCTGCGGGTCGAGAAGGTCAGTAATAACAGACTCAGGATAGAAGGAGCCTGTCGGAATGTTCTCCCATTTAACAAACGGGTACTGCTTGTGCTCGTAAAATGGGTCCAAACGAATATCAACAACTCTATCGTCAATAATCGTCAGATAGCCACCCTTCGGGAACAAAGGGTGACCGTTAGGCTTAAACCAAGCCTCGATGACAAGACAAGAATCTGCTACAGCCTGATTCGTTCCATAGACAAACTGAGCGTTCTCCATTGGATCGTTAACAGACTGCGTAGTCGGAGTTGCCGGAATTCCGTAGGTTGACTTAACCCACTCTACGCTCTTAGTGAAGACGTTAAAGACGTACGACTGATTCTCAATCTCAGGTTCCATAAGGTCAGGAACATAGATATGAAACGGAGAGACAGGAGCGTACTGAATGGTGCCCGGCATCTTAGTAAGATCGTCGTACCCCTGCGGGTCCCACCAAATCTTAGTGTAGCCAACACCACAGCACACAAGCCAGAAAGCAGATCGACTAAAGTTCTTTAGCAGTTTCTTACCTGCGTAGATACTTTCCCAAATCTGCTCGCCAGCCTGCGCTGCAAAAAGATCCTCGTCCTCAGAAGATGCAGGAACAACGGAAGCATTGGGTTTGTTAGACATAACCCTAGCCATTTCCGTTCGCATAATTGGACGGATACGGTTAATGACCCTACGAGTGACATACGAAGGGACGGGAGGAGTAACCAGACGCCCGGCCTGATTAGTCTTCCCGCCAAAGAACTGAACGTTCTGCCTGCCAGCAACAAACGAAAGGTTGATAGCCCACTGGCGCTCAAAACGCTGGCGCTCAGACTTCATCTTTTCATACTGCGACAGGGCCCATCCAACGAGCGCCTTAATCTGGCGATCCTCGTTAAATGCTTCGAGAACGTCAGGAGTCAGAAGTCGAGAAGGGCTCTCCGCCGGTGCTGGACTTGAGAAGTTCTCGGATACTGTCAGGGTCATAACTTATTCCATCCACATCATTTGGATCGAAAATGGCCCGGTCTTGGGCTTCGGCTTCTGCAAGTGCTTCGTCAAGATCGGAAGAATAAGTATCTTCCTCAGGCTCCGAGAAAGCCGTCTGCGAATAGGTCATCGCTTGGATTGCTTGGTACGTCATCGGATCGCCGCTTGCGAGAAGACTTTGGCTTCGATCCATCATCTGCAACTGGCTCTGAATCGTTTCCTGCTGAATCATCAGAACTGTCAGCGTCGCCTTCTCGTGACTCTTCTGCATCCTCCACAGGAATATACAGAACAATGCTGTCAGCAACACTATGCAGATCAGAGAGAGCACTACGGATATCGGCATAAATTCCACTTGGTACCGCCACTAGGTCGTTGTTGGCGAGGTAATTGTTGGCAGACTGTTCAGACTTCAATCCCTGGGCGATTGCCTCCTGTGGCTTAATATACCCAAACACCCTCGCGGCTTCCCCAATGCAGTCTTCGCAGAAGTAAACTGCACCGTACCGATCGAAACTCATTCCGAAGTCGATAACTGGCCGGTCAACGGCACCGCAAGAGATACATTTAGCAGGAAGAGCAGCGGGCAGTTCAAGCCAGCGGAACTTTGAGATTGAAGTCTGAACAGTCATAGTTGTGTGCCTTACTTAGAAGTGGACTTAGTCGTCTTACTGGCGCTAGAGGTCGACTTCGGGGACGTGTTAGACGTGGTGTTCTTCGGGTCTTTCTCAGACTTCGCCTGCTTCTCCTCGATAGAGTCATCGAGATTAAGGTCGTCGTCAGCCTCAAAAGAAAGAGTAGAGCCCGAAGTTCCCGGCTCTGCATGAGCAGGCGTCCCGTCAACAATATCGGCAGGAGCGTTGGGGTCATTCTCGTTAAAGTCAGACGCCTCAGTCTCATGCTTGGCGTCGTCCTTAACCATGCTGTCGACAAGACCCTTATCAATCTCGTCGAGAGGCTGGAGAGCATTCTCATCGTCGTTAACAGCACGATCAAACATGCCCTGAGCCTCGTTGACCCAATTAACTCCACCCTTGGACGGAAGAGACGCAACATTAATGTTGTGAATCATCTGCGCCGCAGTAGTAAGTGGAATTCCAGCAGTTGCCGTAATCGTGTCATAGTCAGGCTCGCGCTTCTCAACTCGGGCTCGACGCTCTTCTGCAATTCGCGCCTCCTCCTCGTCAAGATAGGGTCCACCGTCACGGCCCGTAAGACCGTCATTCGGGTTAAAAAGCAGAACCGAGTCATCGGCCATTTTAAATCTCCTAATTGGTTTGGCGCGTAACGGGTGCCAATAGAGCCAGTGTAACAAACCGACAGGGCCTGCTACAAGACTGATTACTAGTATTCCCCGTAACTATAATTCCAAGGATCACTCTGTTTAGCACTCGCAATTTGCTGCGAGAGAACTTCATCCCAACTACCTGAAACGGCGCCTTGTTTTACGGCGCCAATGGCATTCGAGTGCTCGGTAATCAAAGTACCAGTATCTATTACCAGGCCCTTCTGGGGAGTGAGGTCTGGCAAGAAGGTAAAGAAATAGCGGGTACTGTCGCAAGCGTGATCGTCCTTCTTGTGAATCTTCTCCTGTGGGTTGTTCCGAGCCGTTAGTTTCCGAGACTCGTAGGTTGCCCACCGAAGTTTCTTCATTTCCCCAATCAACGCCGGGCAAGAACGGCTGATTCTCCATGAAGGTGTCCCGTTTTCTCGAATACGAAGATACTGCTGCATCTTCTCAATTCCGATACCTACATCGTTATTAGCTTCTGCAATATAAATACCGTGGGAAGCGTACTCCTGAACAATAGACGTACCAGTAACGCCATTACGCTGATGCATGGCAGGATCGCCTACAATAAAGTCAGTCGTGAATCCGTGCTCTTTTTCCTTACGATGGAACACTGCTGCGTGTTCGGCTACGGTCATTTCTGAGGCGTAGTGCTCATCGAAGGTAATGACTTCATTGTCAGGACTTACTGCGTGCCATTCGATTGCAGTAGGGTTGTTAAAACCATGATCGAATGACACAAACTTCTGCCAGTGCTTAAGACTCTCAAGGTTGGGAGGGTCGATGGTGTGAAGATCAACATCAAAATTCTTGAAGATTTTTCCGCCGATAGTAACAAACGTACCCTTTTCACGCGCAGCACGCTCGTCTTTATCTAGGCTACCCAAGAACTGATCAATCGCTTCTTTGCTAAGATGCGGGTTCTCCGTCATCTCAATCTCAATAACGTCGATCAAATCGTGACCCTCTGTACCGGGAGTGTAAAGAGTGTCAAACACCCAAGACATGCCCTCAACAGGAGTCATTGTTAGCATTGAGTATCCGGCGGTGTCGACGAGACGAGCCATATTTTCATTGTAAATATGCTGCGGAGGTTCCTCATCGAACCAAATGATATGACGACTAGTACCTGCGAATTTTTCCAAATCTTGATCATAAGAACGAAATTCAAGGAATGACTTGTTCGCAAGCGTAAGAGTACGATGTTGCCTGTCGTAACTGTCTTCCCATGAGCCATTTTTGAGAAATGAGGGAGGAAGCCACCTTTTAATTTCTGGAATGATGATCGCATCGACTCCGTAATCGAAGTCAACAGCACACGCACGCGCACGAACAGGCCCTTCGGGAAGTGGAAGCCTACGGTATGGGTGCTTCTTCATTAGCCAATAGCACATTTCGACAGCGCCACCAGTAGTCTTACCTGATCGGTTACCGCCAATATAAAGTCGAGTCTTCTTTTCCGAAGTATGAAACTTATACTGTTTTGCATGGGGCTTGTAGGCATACAGATTCGGACGAGCAGCCTGCATACGGATGCCGTCCGAAACTTGCTCTAGAATTTCACTTGCCGACAGGATACTCGGCTTACTTTTAGGCATTATGCTGTCGTGCTGTTAGTTGCGCCGAGAGTAGTAAGTGCCTGCAACACCTGCTGCAAAACAGCCGCAGTTTGCGTACTCCGAGAACCTGTAAACGTTACTGTCCTAAGCGGCCCGCTACTCCCTGCCGTCACCTGCAAACCAAGCGGCTTCAATGAGTTTGCAAGTTGTAGCAAAGTCGCGGGGTCGCCAAAATCCCCGGTAATCGTATCTGCTAGAAGAGACGCTGAATTGCCTCCGTCATGCGAATGGTTACCCGGTGAAGCCTGATTAGGACCCGGTCCAAGAGTATGGTGTTGTGACTTTGGCCCACCGTCTTTGTCGGACCTTTCGTGGATTTTCGCTACCTGATCTGGATTTGGGGGTTTCCCATCCAGAACTTCTCGTAGTTTCTCTCCAGACATTAGATCGCCGCCGCTGCCTTGTATCGTCCAGAGTACGTAATAATTTCGCCTCCAGACCAACCTCCGGGAAGAGTGTTGGAAATACGAGTTGTTGCCAGAGAAGTACCCTGCGTAACTAGAATCATCACAGAACTGTTAACAGCCATGCACTCAAAGTTCATCACTGCGTTAGTTCCGTAAGAAACGAAACCATGACCAAAAACAGCGCGGTAATCAGCAGGGGGAACGGGGAAGTTAAATCCGTACCATGTCGTTCCAACGTTAGTTGCAGCAACTCGAACAATCAGAACTTCAAAGTCAACAACATCGCCTACCTGCTTAAAGTAGCCCTGCATGACGCCGCCAGAACCAATGACGATAGCCGAACCGCCACCATTGTTCCAGCCAACGTTAAAAGCCTGCATCTCTCGCTGTGACTCAACACGCCAAACACTACCGTTATAATACAGCGTACGCGTAGTGTCAGTCTCATAGATTCGTCGTCCGGGAAAGAGATTAGTCGTGGGACGCGCAGAGGACAGGCAAAAAGTAACGGGGATGAGGTCAGTTAGATCAGTGTTCTCGTTAACTTCTGTGGGCAACATCGGATCAAGCGAATCGAAACGATGCATCCCCATAACTACGCTAGCCGGTAGGGAACTCATTAATCTTCCTCCAAAAGTGAGTCAAAGAAACCCGGGGGAATATCGTCGTCGGCCCCTAGTGGCTCTACTGTATCAAACTTAACGACAGGCGGGGTAGCCTGTTCTGGCACTTCATAATTAGCCGGGATAACGTCAATCTCTTTGAGGTTGTGTCCACCGATAATTCTATCGAGGTCAGAGTTAACTTTACTCAGGATAATGGGGTCTGTAATATGCCGCGTCAGCACTTCAAGCAGCAGCCCCACCATATTCGTAAAGTCCAACATCTGCTGCTTTGTCGGATCGTGGCGCCCGGTGAGTTCGTAATACAAACGCTGGGATGCAACGTTGCCTGCCGTCGCGCCATTGACAACGGAGGCGTGAACTGCTGCCTGCGAAGTTTGTAGCATGTTTTCAGAACTGACGCGCACGGCCTCAGCGAACATCGGCTCTTTCAGCCAGTTCATCCACGTTGCTGCGTTGATTCCTGCTTTACGGAGTTTTTGCTGAAAACTTTCTCGGGTCGGTTCAAGGACAATTGCCAAGACTTGCGCTTGCTCGGGTCGCAAATGCGATCGGAGTACGGCGCCGCTATGATATGCCTCGTTCCAATTCGCGGGCCATTGGATATTGCGCTCAAGACAGGCGGACCGAAATCGACGGTGCGCGAGAATCTTGCGGATATCATCGGGGTCTACCTGACTGGCAAAGTCGGAGATATCTTTGACTGTCGGCAGTTTCGTATCCCCTCGCATCCAGAGGACGTGCACCGCACCGAGTACGATATCGAAATCCGCGTTTTCGACTCCTCCAACAATTCGCTTTCCCGAATTTCGACGAATCGACACCCGAGAAACATCGGTGGGAGTATTGAGCCCTCGAAATCCCTGGCGGACTGACTTATCTGGGTCGTCTTTTCGGTAGACATTACCAATACCTCGAAATACAGTAGGGTCTGGATTAGAAAGGCTCATAGCGCACGCTCACACATAATTTGAAGGGTTGCAATTTCCTCATTAGAAAGATCGAGGACTACCGACAGGGCTCGTTTAATAGAATGCTCCATCGAACCTTTGTACGCTTCGAGATTCGCAATGACAGTTGGATGAATCCCGGTGAAATTAGCAAACTTAATCTGCGAAGTCGGCAGATCGAAAGCAGTGAATAGATACGTACGAAAAAGCGTGAAAGGGTGCTTTCCTGAATCGGTAACTGCCTGATCTGAGTTGAGAAAGTGATCTGTCGCATAGTCAAGTGCCGCCTTCACGCGCTGCTTGTAGTACGGATTCTGAGTCAACATCGAGCCGTTAATACGGAGTTGCATCCCACGCCCGGTAATATAAGTCTCTAGAATCGTGGCAGCACTACGCCCCTGAGTGTCAATTTCCGACAGAACATGGGCAAGTCTTTCCGACAGGGCCACATGTAGATACTGCTCTGCTCGCAAAATAAACAGAGGAGACACGTCCGCTAGGTCGGCAAGTTCCTTCTGCGTCATGTTTGCAACGCTACGAATATCCCGCACAACATTAGGCAACTCAGCAATCGTATGAATTACCTTGCTGGAACCGGGACCATTTGCTGTCAGTTCCATAATTAGTTCCTTAGTTAAGGTTAAGTCTATACCTTCATTACACGTAAATGAAGGCTGGGTTTCCGTTTGTTCGTGTGCGGTATACCTTAATGATACGCTATAAAATTTTGCAAGTCAAGGCTTTTCTTTCTAGGTTGGTATAGGTGAATGGGAATTAAAAATTAGGGTGTGAGTTCCCTAACAAACATACCCGGGGGTCTGCTACCCGTGACAACATGGGTCGCCCGCATTTGAATTCGATCTGTGCTACAATTGACCCATCAGCCGCTCACCACATCCTTAGGAGTTTCAATGTCCACGCTCACCACTCGTATCGCTGGTTACAAGTTCACGATCGTTCGTGACGGAGAGCGTGCTCTCGGCATGTTCAACACGTTTGACCCGAGCAACAACGTGCAGTCGATCCACGATCTTCCGACCGAACTTCGTTCGACGTTCTCTCAGGCACAAGGTCAGACGCTTCCGATTCTCGCGGGTGCAGTTGCTGCAACTGAGGATCTTCACTCTCGCGTGGCATGGTCTGCCAACCGTCACGACTACAACGACTCGGGCGAGCAGTGCCGATGCGACAACTGCACGATCTGGGACGGACTCTTCGGTCGGAAGTTTCAGGAGGGTCGCAAGGTTTCCTGGGTGTGATTGAAATTGGGTCGGCCTCTTCGGAGGTCGGCCCAATTTTTTTTTGTCAACTGCATGGAAACAAACCGCCCCACAGGTCGTCTCGCCTATCTACTCCGAACCAATATCCCAATGGTGTTGACGTATACCGGGACCTATGATCTAATTGACCTTGTCGCCGCAACTACGCGGCTCATCACAACGAAAGGCACACACCATGTCCGCAGATTTCCTTGCTCCTCTCGTCGCCGCTGCTACCGCGAGCGTGGAGGAAGCGAACAAGATTGCAACTGAGGTCAATGGCGCAAAGGAAGGCTCGCAGGCTAAGTCGCTCAAGGAGTGGCGAGAGAACTCCGAGAGTGACGCCGCGAAGAAGTACCGCGCGAATGTCGAGAAGGCTCAGGCCGCCATTCTTAAGTGGCGTGAGGAGGTCGACAAGATTGCGGCCGCCGAACTTAAGTTCGCTGCTCCGCTCACGGATGAGGAGATTTCCGCGAAGAAGGAGACTTACAAGGAGCACGCTTCCGCCGCGAAGAAGGCCCTTGGGCTTCTTAAGGACGTTGCAGAGACTCTGCACGTTGACGCGCCGGAGGTTCCTGCCCTTCTCAACTTCGGTTCTGGCAAGCCTGCCGGTGAGCGTACGGGATCGACTGGAACGCGTACCCGGTGGAGCAAGGTCGAGATTACTCCCGAGGGTGGGGAGACTTCCGAGCACAAGCGTCTGAGCGACTTTGCCGCGATCGTGAAGAAGGACACGGGAGTTCAGATTTCGGCTCAGGATGTTTCCAAGGCAATCTTCGATGAGGCTGGGACGACGGACCCTGACCAGATTACGGATGCCAGCATTGAGTGGTCCGAGACTGACAAGTCCGGCACGACTCACAAGTGGACCGTGACTGTTTACCGCGACCCGAAGAACGTTTCGGACGACGAGACTTCTGATGAGGAGTCGACTGAGTCGGAGTGAAGCAAAAAAAGAATTGGCTCGGCCCGAAAGGGTCGGGCCATTCTTTTTGCCCGGAAAGGCCCTGCATGGAAACAAACGCCGCCACTCCGCCTATCTATCGCACACCGCGCAACAATTCTGGGAATTAACGACAGGGCGCGTGTGCTATAATGGATTCAACACGGCGGCTCGACGGCTGACCAAATACTTATTCGGAGGATAATCAAAATGGCAACTTTGCGAGAGAACTTGACGAAGTTTGAAATTGAACATTGCACGGCGGCAGGAATTGCTAGAGTTCAGTATAGATTGTCAGAACTAAAAGACGTAGTCGGTGAGGCCCCACTTTCGCCCACTCATCAGAGATATGTCTTGGATGAGATGCAAAAAGATCGGGACTTGTGGACTAAGTCCAAACGGTCAAACATCGAGGCTGGGTATTGGCGTCACGCATTTAAAGATCAGGTTGCACTACTACATATGCGACGTGCAATAATCCTCATGCGCGAAACGAACTCATGGCTGAACCCTTAATCCGCACCCCAACAATTATTACTCCAGAATACGCCACCGTGGGGAAACGAAGCATAACCCTAAAGGGTTATGCGAAGTGTTATCTCCACTGGGAACTAATTATAACTCCATGCGGTAACTCCACAAGATAGGAGTTTGGCACTACTACTGTGGAGTATGACCTCTTATTCCAAGACTATACTAGACTAATGTGGTTGACTCTAGGCTAGAGTAGTAGTACCATGATCCATGTAACTCCAATACTACGAATAACTTTAGGGGAATAAATGCTCAACCACATTTACACTGGAGTTCAGACTTTGCTCAAGGCTAAGGCTGTGGCAAATCCTGACAATCCAATGGCCCAAGGTATGACTTCCCGCGAACTAATTGATCTGGGTGATTTCTCCCCGTCAAGTTTGCACATGGCACTTCAAGAGAAATCTCTCGCCGCACGTTATGGGATCGTTTCGATTACACCGAATAAGCGGCGTAACACACTCTATGCTTTCAGCCAATCCGTTATGGATGACGCTAACGCCGGGCCGTTCGTTTCGCCCGGAATTGATCCAAAATTGCAAGCCGAGGCAGTCAATAAGATTGTCAAACCGTGTGATGATCCAAGTGTCCACGCGTTGATGGAACAATTGGATTTGGTTCGCAAGGATTACGCCGAGAATCTCGGACTGATCTTCGATGACGTGAAGCATATGCTGAACACAATTATCGGCCACGACTACGTAACAAAGATTCAGGAGAAGAGCAATGAACAAGTCTGAGGCATACAAACTGCGTGAGAAGATCGTTAGTGAACTTGCGGAGAAGGCAGCCAAGACAGGCGAGCGACAGCCTAAGCCGTGCGAATATTGGGAGTCGCTTGACGTAACTTTCGACACGCCCACAGAGTCGCCACTTCACCACGACTCCCGCCACCGACTTAACGAATGCAAGCCACGAAACTCGACCGGAGCGAAGGAGCGATCATGAAATACGAGATGAGCGACATAACAAACATTCAAGAAGATTACAGAGGTGCGAGACTGCCCTGTAAGGGAACGGTAGTCTTCTTTGAGCGAGAGATTGCCTGCTCAGTGTGCGATAAGCCGGAGCCTGTCGTTAAGTACGAACTCGTTGCAACCTTTAATGATGACGAGTCAAAGGTTGAATACGGTAAGTTGCGTGAAGCGATTCTCGGATTTAATTTCACTCAGTTTCACCCGCTTGACGGAGTGACATCATACTCAGTTCGCGTCACTAAAGGAAACATCGTCAGAATCCTTATGCGAAAGACAACCGACGGAACTTTCCATGTTCACGCAGATTGGATGACCGGCCTTGAAGATTAATTGGAAGCGACAGTGCCAGACAACAATGTTCTATCCCGGGTACTCTCACCCCATCTTCTACAAGTGTCCTAAGCGAACTGCTTTCACCAAAACTCACTGCACAACTTGCGAGCGGAATCGAGACTGAAATGGCACACGCAGAACTCATTGGTAACTACTCTTCCGAAGAGCGAGACTGCGATGGTAAGCACGTTGCAGAGCACGTTTACCGAATGACTGACAAAGAGAAGACAGAACAGTTCGGTGACCTGAACTTTATGTATCGAATCGTATCGAATATGGTTTCCGTTCACGCCCAAAAGGGGACGCTGACTATTACTCAACAGGACGGCCAGCCGCGTGCAGAATGGCAAGAACGAACAGAAGAGGGTTACGTCAACAAGGTTGTTACTTTTGAGGAGACTGGAAATGAGTAGCGAACACCAGGAATTCACCGCCGACGTAGTTAAGTTGCTCAACACAGTTTACACTGCAAGCAGCAAGACAAACTTCACAGTGTTCTCAGAGGAACTAGGTATTCGCGTCACAGTAGAGAATGTCGCCAAGGAAGAGATTGCACAGTTGCAGGAACTTCTTCGCCCTGTCGGTACGTTCTCACAGCAGGACACGGAGATTAACTACTTCAACTCAGGCAACCGATCACTTCGAATCGTTATGCCGGGAGAAATCAAAGCAGGAGTCGATATTACAAATGAATCTCACGTTCACAGCCATGACGGCATATGCCTAATAAATACAGACGGACCTCTCTGCAACTGACTATTGAGGCTTGACAGCCTATACCGATCCATGATACAATCTACTTAACAACCTAAGGACGGCTACAATGTTTGATCTTTTCTTCGCGATTCTTTCCTCGCTTTCTTACTTCTCCGTCACGGAGATTGCTCAGTTGGTTATCGCTGACGCACAGTAAACTTTTATGTGGGAACTTAGGTTGGCGTAGCGTAGTTCGCGGGTGCCGCCCAGTCAGTAAGTAGATTCGGGTTCAGACTGACACACAAGTTTCCGCGCCATTCGGCCGGAATAACATAGCAAGACCCAATCACTAGCAAAAGGAACAGATTAAAATGGCTCTTAACAAGCAGGTTCAGACGCTCGTCGACAACTACGTTGCTGCTCAGGAGAATGCAGCCGCCGCGCGTAAGGCAAACCTTGAGGCGCGTAAGGCAGTTCGTGATCTTCGCGGCACGATCGAGACTCTTGTCGAGTACGGCGTTGTTTCCGAGTCGATTCTTGGCTCGGAGGACGACGAGGTTGCCGACAACGGCGACGAGTGACAACTAAATAGCCAGCCCTGTCGGTAGTCTGAAATATGACTACCGACAGGTGCGTCCCTTTAACTCAGTTGGTAGAGTGGCGGACTTTTAATCCGTAGGTCGTCGGTTCGAGCCCGACAGGGGACACTTAAGTTTCAACTAGTAAGGAGCAAGTAATGAGTGACTTCGATTTTGATAATTGGGATGACTTTCTTGTTACTGACGCAAAGATTAATCGTCAGGAAATGGAAGGTGATCTTGAGTTTGGTCCTTCCACCATTCGACTGGAATTGGATTCAGAGACGCTAGAGTTCACCGAGGGCGATCCTGTTTACAAGTATGGTGAGACTGTTATGTCGGCCCGCAAGTCTGAGGCTGATGCGCTTGTTGAGCGTAACAAGGTTTACGATGAACGTAGGGAACTGAACAAGGTTATTCAGGATCTCAAGGACGAATACTCCAAGAAGTTGCAGGAGTTTGAAGCGCAACAGCGTGAAATGGCTTCGCGTATTTGGGCCGTAGAGCGTGCCATGCGCGAATCTCAGCGACAGACTAAGGATGCCGAGCAGGCACTCCGCGATGCACTTGTTAACCGACAGCAGGCTATTGCTTTTCAGCAGAAGGCGGCTGAGTTTGACAAGATTTCCGCGGGATTCCACTGGCGCGAGTTTGCGCTGCCGCACCAGATTGACGGTGCGAAGTTCTGTGCAACGGCTGGCCGTAGTATCCTCGCCGATAAGATGGGCCTCGGAAAGACTCTTGAATCGCTTATGGTAGCGGACATGCTCAAGGTTCAGAAGTTGCTCATTGTTGTGCCGGATGACGTGGCATCTAACTTTGTGGCTGAGATTCTTCATTGGGCTCCGCACCGTCACGCAATTCTCGTTGGCAAGCGGACTAAGGACGAGCGAGAGATGCTTTTCAACCTTCTCCTTCCTGCTATGGAAGAAGTCACGGTTGTTATTAACTACAGCGCGTGGCGCAAGGACAAGTCAATCCTTGAGAAGTTGGCTGACCTGCGTTTTGAAATGGTCATTATGGATGAGGCGCATTCCATTAAGAATGTTCGCACGTCTGCGTTCAAGGGTTGTGCTGCTGTCGTTTTGGCCGAAAACTCTTGCCCGGAATGTAGGGGTCGTTTGCAGTCCGTTCACAATGACGCTACGGATATTGATATCTGGAACGGTGAGAAGCGCGACTACTTCGCTTGTGTTGGCGAGTCCAAGACTTCGTCAAAGCGACTTCCCGTTCAGGCTTTGCAGCCGGGAGGTTGTGGCTGGTCCGATCTTCGCGACATTCGGCTTCGAGTAAAGCGTAAGGCCGGAGATAAGCGTTCGGTTACTAAGATCATCACCATGACTGGCACGCCGATTCTCAACAAGCCTACTGACGTGTTCGCGATGCTGAACCTTATTGATGATGTGACCTACAACAAGGAAGCGGACTTCATTAACAACTACTGCTTCCGCGATTACGACAACAAGATTAAGTTCCGTCCCGGTGGCATGGAGTCTCTTGTTAAGCGACTTTCGGGCCTTTACATTGGACGCGATCGCAAGTCGGCTGGTGTCGTGCTGCCTAAGCAGGAAATTCAAATTCATAACCTCGAATTCAACCGCGTTAAGTACGCCGCTCAGTATGAGGTCATCAAGCAACTTACTAAGCACGCAGCAATTATGTTGTCGTCAGGTAAGGTGCTGCCGATTCCCGCTATCATTGCGCTTATCACTCGTAAGCGTCAGGCAAATGTCTGGCCCGCTGGAATTGAGATTAGCGATCCGGAGACGGGACTTGTCGAGTTTTCTGTCGGTGAAGATGTTCAGGAGTCTCAGAAGTGCGACTTTATTATTGAGCGTCCTCAGACTTCTGACTCTGGAGAGTGGGAAGGTCTTGGCTGGGATATTACTGGCGAAGGCGACCGACTCAACGGTGAGCGTCTCGTTATCTTCTCGCAGTTTAAGACCCCGCTGCGTGAACTTGAGAAGCGTTTCAATGAGGCTGGAGTTTCTGTCGTGCGTTTCGATGGTGACACACCGCAGGATATTCGCGACGCAGTCAAAATTGACTTCGACCGTAAGCACACGCCCGGTGAAGATTACAAGTGGCAGGTTGTGCTTTGCAACTACAAGACTGGTGGAGTGGGTCTTAACTTCACCGCTGCAACTCAGATGATTGTTCTCGATGAGGAGTGGAACCCCGGAAAGCGCGATCAGGCTTATGCCCGTATGGATCGCATTGGACAGACTGAGGAAACTACTGTTCACGTTCTTCGTCACGACGCTAGCATTGATGCATGGCTGGCCGGATTGATTAACGACAAGGAGAACATGATTAATGATTTCGAGTCCGGTGCTTCTATGCAGCAGGCTTTCGCAGAGTTTCTTGCTAAGGAGGAAATCTGATGCGTTGCCCTACTTGCGGTCAAGAAGTTGAAGATGACGGTGGAAATCATCTCGTTCATGACCAAATGTGCGAAAAGACTCTTTGCAAGGTTTGCGACCACTGCGAGTTTAGCAGCGGTGCTATAGCAGAAACCTGTAGGTGTAGAGAATGTAGTTGTATCGACATTAACTATCCAGGAATTATAAAAGGAACCCTCTAATGAAGATTTATTGTCACAAGCATGACGAAATTCACAATATCAGCGAACATACGGCAGTGCGACTTATTTCTCAGTATCAGTATCGAATCATCGAAGCCGCTAAGTCGGAACCGATTATCGACAGCCCACTAACTTCTTTTGACGCGATTCTGCAAAATGCATTTTGTGTCAAGGAAGATGACAAACTCATGATCCCGACGTGGCGTGAGCATGTCAAGACAACGGCTGCCCGTGCCCGAGAGTTGGGTCGGTTGACCAACCAGCGAGTCCAGAACGTCCGACGACGTGAGGCTCGACGCCAGACTGTTACAGAAATCCCCAACTAGACACCTCCAAACGTTGTGCTGATCCCCGTTGGGATGCTAGACTCACCATATAAAAGGTGAGCCGGTGTCCCAATGGGGCACCGGCTCTCAGGATTTAAGGGACAAAATGGCTATCGACTGCCTGCCTTGTGCGAGCGGGTATCACTCCGAGTGCTGGACTCCTACCGACACGGGACAGTGTCATTGTTTCAACGACACTCCTGTCGTTATTACCTCCGAAGATACAAAAGAGCGCGGCGGTCAAATTAAAGACATGGCTGACGTTCGAGATTTGGAATCTACAGGACGTAAGCGAGCCGCTAAACTTTACCCTCTCAACAGGGAGAATGACTGTGAGTGGAAGGGATTGAAAAATGCTGGCGGAGGAACTTCCCCAATCGTTGGATGCCTTGCCGGAAAACAAGAAGCAATTCATCATGGACCTGATAAAAACACACTATCCAACTTTGTGGGAAACGTTCACCGAATCTGCCATACGTGTCATAATCGTTGGCACACGCTTAATGATCCGCATTACCCTTCCGTTAGACCAAGCGGTGATACTCCATATCTGCCAACCTCTGGAGAGCCGCCACTACCGCATGATGGTATAAACAAATTCACCCCACAGGAATTTGCAGACAACGAACTTATGTGGGCCAGCCGAAAGAAGAAGTAACATGGCCGACTACCATCCAGAAAATGAAATGGTGTGGATTGGCGATCTATCGGGATTTCAAGTTGAAGAAGTAAATGATATTTCTGTAATGCTTACCCACCGTTGTGGTTTTGCACTGATACTCTATGATTCAGACAAGTATTTAGGTAATATTATTTTGAAAGCCTTGGAGCACAGAAAAGAAACTTGTGTTCCATATAGAACATAAATAAGAGTTGACACAGGTATACCGATGGTGTATAATGGTACTTACAAAGAGAGAAGAGGCGGGGCAGGAATTGTGCGGACATGCCTGCCCCGCCCTAAATGAAAGAAGAAATAAATGAGTAACCTAGTATCGAACTCTGAGGCGGACAGTTTCCTGTCCTGTCAGCAGAAGCACTTTTACTCCTTCGGTGAGCCTAACTCCGACGG